TTGAATTAAATTGGGGCTCAGATGGTTTTCTGGAATTTTATCGTACAGATGGCACTTTAATTGGTCAAATTGGCGGCACAACAGGTACAGCATATTTTCCTGCCGCAACCACAACAAGTGGGCCAGCAGTTTGGGGTGTTAATGGTGGCGCAGCGCCGGGCGTTGCTGGCACATCAAGTTCTGATCCGGGTGTAAATGGTCAATCAACAACTGGTTATGGCGTTTATGGTCAAAGCGGATCAAGTGAGGGTGTACGCGGCTTGGCAACGGTAAAAGGTGCTGGCAATCATGGTGTTCGCGGCATTAATACAAATGGAACATCAGCCGGCGTAAATACGGCTGGTTTAGTTGGTGCTGCAAATGGTTTTGATTTTTATGCAGATGGCGGCGGCACAAATTATGGCCCGTTTACTGGATCGCATGATGTTTTAATTCCAGTTGGCGAATCAATTGATGTTGGAAATATTGTTGTTGATGTTCAATGTATTCAAAGAAAAAACATATCAAATACAATATTTGAAGTTGCAATTTCAAATCAAGCAAATCAACCGGCACTTGGAATTTTTGCGGCAAATAATGGTTTGCTTGCCAATGTTAAACCAAGCGCATTTATTGAAAAAATGGAAGAAATACCATCGCAATTTGGCTCAACAACAGTTTATGTAATGACACCAACTTATGAGACGCAAAAAAATAATTATCAGATTTGCGCTGCTAATGCAGTTGGTGAAGGGCAAGTTTTAGTATGCAATGAGGGCGGCAATATTAATGCTGGCGATCTTATTGTTACAAGTTCAATTGCTGGTAAAGGTATGAAACAATCCGACAATATTGTGCGAAACTACACAGTAGCAAAAGCAAGAGAATCCGTCACATTTACTGGAGCAAATGACATTCAGCTAATTGCTTGCATATACCTTTGCGGTTAAAATAAAACAAAACATGATTCCGCTGCTTGCAAGTGTGTAAGCGGCGTTAAACCAAGTAAAGGAACAATCATGGCAGTTTTTAACAAAAATAGTCTGACGCAGGTATCAGGCTTTTCAAATCCAATTATTGCTGGCGAGTTGGTTTACGATCAGCAAACATTTTGGAATCTTGCAATGACAGCAAATTTGTTGCCCGTTAATTTAACTGGCGCAACAATTAGTGCATCAATTATTCGCAGAGAAATTTCTAATCTAGTTGATACGCGAAACGGTTTGACGTTTGATATAAACGATTTTGCCGGTGTCGTTACGCCAATTACATTAACGATTGCAAATCGAATTGATGCGGCTGGCACATTTACGTTGGTCATTGATGAAAGCACATGGTCTGTATTAAGTACCGACACACAACTTGATATTGCTTTAAATGATTGCGTGGCATTTTCTGGTCGAATAAAAATTAGTTTTCCAGCATCAGGTGCAACGCCTCAAGATGATGCAATCATTTTCCTTTTGTTCTTGGTTCGTTCAGATGGCGTGGTGAATTAAATGGACATCAATATTGAAGTTGTTGACGCAAATAACATCACGTTGGTGGTAACGCCAACACCAACGCAGACAATTACAATTGATCGAGGGATTGCGGGGCCACAAGGCCCGGCAGGGCCAGCAGGTAGCGTTGCAAGTGTTTCTGTTGTATCGGCAAATGGATTAGCGGGAACGGTCGCAAATCCAACTACAACGCCAGCAATCACGTTATCAACAACGGTAACTGGCATTGCCAAGGGTGATGGCACAGCGTTATCTGCTGCGGTTGCTGGCACAGATTATATTGTTCCGCCTTCTGGTACAGCATTATTAAAAGCAAACAGCGGCGGCGCATTGGCTAATGCGGTTGCTAACACTGATTATATTACTCCGCCTTCCGGCACATCATTATTAAAAGCAGGTAGCGGTGGCGCATTGGCTAACGCTGTTTCTGGCACTGATTATGCGCCAGCAACAAGCGGGGCATCAATTTTATATGGTGATTCTGCTGGTGGATTTAATAACGTCACAGTGGGATCAGGTTTAAGTTTTGCCGCAGGTACATTAGCAGCAACAGGCGGTTCAAGTGGCGATGTAATAGGGCCAGCAAGCGCAACGGATAAAGCGATTGTTACTTTTGACGGTACTACCGGCAAGTTAATCCAGAATAATTCTGGCAATACAATTGGCACAACCGGCAACACAGTAATTGAAGTTACAGACAACACCAACGCAGCATTACGCATTACACAACTAGGTTCAGGTAACGCGTTGCTAGTTGAGGATGATACTAATCCTGATGCTAGTCCGTTTGTTATTGATGCTTTAGGTAATGTTGGAATTGGAACATTAACTCCATCTATTAAATTAAATGTTCAAGCAAATACATCTTTATCTATAGTAAATTCTATTTCAAGTGGTGCAACACAATATAGATTTTTGAGAACAAATGGCACATTAGCTTCACCAACAATTGTAAATTCTGGTGAAAATTTAGCTGTGGTTAGATTTGAAGGTTACGACGGTACTAATTACATACAAGCGGCTTCAATAACCGCAGTAATAGACGGCACACCCGGCACTAACGATATGCCCGGCAGGTTGACATTCAGCACAACTGCTGACGGTGCTAGTAGTCCGACTGAGCGTATGCGGATTAATAGTTCAGGTCAGGTGGGTATTGGGACAACGCCACAAGCAGGAAGAACATTTACTGTTGAAAAAGCAATTACCGGGGCTACCGGATCATACGCACAAATTAATGCTGGCACTATTCAATCAGATGTAACTACTGCCGGTTATTATTACAGTTCATTCGCAAGCACAGCAAGCGCAATTTTTACAATTGGTCAAATATCGCATTACGCAACTAGCGGCGGGACTACTTTTGCAAATGTTACCGCTGGCGGCGCAGTAACAAGTCAATATGGTTTTAATGTTGGTTCAGGATTAACCGGCGCAACAAACAATTACGGTTTTTATGGCGATATAGCATCTGGCACTGGTCGCTGGAATCTGTACATGAACGGTACTGCTGCCAACTATCTTGGTGGTGATACGATTGTTAACGGCAAGATTGGACTAGGCACTGCCGCATCACCAAGCTACGGAACCGCAGGACAAGTATTAACATCGGCAGGATCAGGCGCATCGCCAACGTGGGACGCAGTTAGTTTAACAACCGGCGTATCAGGCACATTGCCTTTAGCTAATGGCGGTACAAACGCAACATCTGCGCCAGCAGCAATGGCAAGTTTGATGGGGTTTACTTCAACTGCAACCGCAGCAGGTACAACAACCTTAGATAATACAAGCAGCTACTATCAAATCTTTACTGGCACAACAACGCAAACTATTGTTTTGCCTGTGACAAGCACATTGGTAACAGGCTGGACATTCCATCTTTGCAATAACAGCACAGGCGTTTTAACGGTCAATTCATCCGGCGGCAATTTAGTTATTTCAATTCCGGCTGGTGTAACGGCGATGTGTACTTGCATTGGAATAGCATTAACAACCGCAGCAGATTGGGAATCTGGTTTCACAGATTTTACTACCGCAACAGGTACAGGTAGCGTTGTATTAGGCACATCGCCAACAATTAGTGCCAGCACATTTACTGGTGGATATACGGAAGCAGTTTACAATTTAACAGGTACTGCCTTTGTATCTGCTAACGGGTCAATACAGACTAAAACACTTTCCGGTGCTACTACATTTACCAACTCGCTTACTAACGGGCAATCTATTGTATTAATGTTAACTACGGGAGGTTTTGTTGTAACATGGCCTTCAATTACATGGGTGACTAGCGCCGGTAATGTAGCGCCTACATTGGGCGCGAATAGTACATTGGTCTTTTGGCAAATCAACACCACGTTGTATGGTGCATACGTTGGATATTATTAATGTTATCTAAAAACTTAATTACCGCAGCGGCTGCCGCTGGCGTTAACCCTATTCAGACAGAAGCCATTTTTACTAATGTGGGAACAAATAGTTGGACGGTTCCTGCTGGAGTTACGTCTATTTCTGTAGTTGCTATTGGCGGTGGTGGATCAGGTTCCCAAAGCACAAGCGGTGGTTGCGGTGGTGGTGGTGGTGATTTACGGTATTACAATAATTTAACCGTTACTCCGGGCGAAGTTTTAACTTTTGTGGTTGGCAGCAGTTCCGCTATGAACGGGGCTACAGGTATTGCAGGGGGATTTTCTAGGGTTAGCAGGGGCGGCACTACTCTTTTAGAGGCAGCAGGGGGCGGTGGTGGCACAATTTCTGGTACTGGTGCTAAAAACGGATCAAGTACGGCTATCTCTGGTTCTGTCGGTGGCGGAAATGGTGGAATTTCTACTAATACGGATACGGCTTCTTGTTCTGGCGGTGGTGGAACAGGTGGATATAGCGGTGCTGGCGGCACTGGCGCTGCACTAACAAATACTGGCGGCACTGGCGCAGGTGGGGGCGGTGGTGGTGGTGGCGGGGGCGGTAGTGGAGATGAAAGCGGTAACGGTGCTGGCGTTAATGTGTTTGGGTTGGGGCCAAACGGGGTAGGCGGTACTGGTTCTACTGTTAATGGTAATTCTGCTACAGGCGGTAGTTGGGGAGATGGATTTATAGGTGGCGTTCCGGGGTTTAATTCTTCCACATTTGTACCTTACGGTACACCCTTTGGTAATGGTGGCGGTGGTGCAGATAATATTACTGAAGGTGGCATTGGTGGGCAAGGCGTAATACGTGTGGTTTGGCCCGGTACAACGCGGCAATTTCCAAGCACAAATGTTTGGATGAGTCAAAATATTACTACAGTTATTAACAACCAAGATACCGGGTCTGCCAACACACAAATACCTGTTACGGCATTGCCGGGGGATTTGGCTATTTTAGCTCGCGCAGGAAATTCAAATACAGGTGTGCAAGCAACACCAGCCGGATGGACATTAATAACGTCTTATACACCATTAACTCCCGTTGTTAATATATGGTATCGAATACTACAAGCGGGTGATGCAGGATCATCAGTTAGTTTCACAAGCCAAGCCAGTGCCTTTACAGAAATGACGTTGTTTAGAAAAGCATCAGGGGTTATAACGGGAGTTACTATAAATAGTGCTACTACCGCAGTTAATGGCGGTTCTGTAGCATACCAAATGCCTAATTCGTCAAACACTTGCATTATTTTTGGTTGTGCAGCAACACCGGCAGCAGATATGCATTCATCAAATTTATATTTTTCAGGAGGGATTTCTGGAAACGCGAGTACGATAGAACCTTCCGCAGTGTTTAAATCGGCATTACAAGCTCGGTTTTTGTTTACGCGTTTTCGTATATATGACGTATTGCCTCCCGTAGGTTCGCCAGTGTTTATAAAAGAATTAGCATCGCCGGGCGCAGCAGTGGTTAGTGCTATCAGTATAGGGGTTATATAATGTACGCAAAGATTGTAAATAATCAGATAATACGGTTTCCATATAATTCAATGGAATTACGGGCTGAGAACCCTAACATTTCTTTTCCATTACATATGTCGGATGAGCAGCTAATAACGTTTAATATGCTGCCTGTAATTGAGCAAGAAAAGCCAATAATAGATCGGTTTTCCGTCGCAACATTGGATACGTTACCTAAGCTGGTAAACGGGCAATGGGTTTTACAGTGGGTTGTAACCGCAAAAACAGCAGAAACACTTGCACTAGAAGATGAACGTAAGGCACACGAAGTCAGGGCATACCGCAATGGTAAATTAGCAAATTGTGATTGGACGCAAGTATTAGATGCACCAATTAATCAAACGGCATGGGCAACATATCGGCAGGAATTGCGCGATATTAGTCTGCAAGATAATTTCCCTTACGATATTATATGGCCTACACAACCGGGCTAATTATGGAAACACCAATAAAACCATTGCACGAATTAACCGATGAACAAATCCGCGAATTCATTGAAATTGCGGCAACGATTGGTGCGCGTAAAGCATTGCGCGATCTTGGTTTGCATGACGATCATGCTGGTCGGGATGTTGAGGAATTGCGCGGATTGCTTGAGGCATGGCGCAGTGCAAAGAAAACCGCATGGGAAACAAGCATTAGAGTAATCACAACCGTTTTTCTCAGCGCGTTGGCAATCGGGCTATATTTTAAAACAAAATAATTATCAAAATAAATATGGCCCATCATGATCGATCCCATTTCTATTGGTGCGGCGTTTGCTGTTGCTAAGGCTGCCGTTGCAGGTGTAAAGGAAGCCATTGCACTTGGTCATGAAATCCAAGATTGCTATCATGAAATTTCTACGTTTTTTGATAAGCAAGCGGAAATTGAATTAGCCATTGTTGATCAAAAACAAGCCAAATTAGAACAAGCAAAAACCGGCATTAAGCCAGAGCGCAGCGCAACCGCGGAAGCATTGGACGCTATGTTTGCAAGCCGACAAATGATCCGGCTAGAAAAAGAATTAAAGGACGCATTAATTTATGGCACAGGCGAATCTGGTTTGTACAATGAAATGTGCGAGCGACGCGATGCAATTGTTGCGGAACGTAAGCAAGAAATCGAAGAATCAGAACGGCAAGAACGGATGAGGCTGGCAGCTATACGGCGCAAAAAAGAGGAACGAATTCAAAATATACAGGAATGGTTAGCGGTTGTTCTTGGCGTAACTTTTAGTAGTTTAATCATGTGGGCGGTCTGGTGGATGTTTAAACATGGGGACGAATAATGCTGACATTGCTATCAACTTTAATCAGCTTTTTGATGGGCGGTTTGCCTAAAATATTGGATTTTTTCCAAGATCGCGCAGACAAAAGCCATGAAATTGAATTGGGCAAAATGCAGATTGAGCGCGAATTGCAATTAGCAACCGCTGGATATGTAGCGCAACAGCATATTGAGGAAATCAAGTTAGATGAAATCAAGACGCAATCGGCTGCTGATGTAACGCAATCTATGATTGGCGCACAGCAAGCCGAAATCCAAGCAATTTACGCGCACGACACATCGTTAAATGAAGGCACAAGCCAATGGATGAAAAACTTACGGGCCGGTGTTCGCCCAATTATCACTTTTGGTTTTTTCTTTTTGCTGGTTGCCATTGACATTGGTTTATATATTCATGGCGTAAACAACAATGTTTCGTTTGACAATCTTGCAAATCAATTGTGGGATGATGAAACGCAAGCATTGTTTGCCTCAATTATCGCTTTTCATTTTGGCGGCAGGGCATTTGGCAAATGAAAGTATCGGCGCAAGGACGGGCAGCATTGCGCCATCATGAGGGCGTAAGGCGCAAACCTTATCTGGACAGCGTATTGCTTTGGACAACCGGCGTGGGCCATTTAATTGCGCCTCAGACTCATTTAAAAATGACGTTGGCAGATCGCAAGGCGGCTAAAGCTGCCGGTGAATTGCAATGCCCAACAGAATGGAATCGGACATTAACCAATGACGAAATTGATCATATATTGGAAGCCGATCTTGTGCGTTTTGAGCGAGGCGTACTACGTTTTTGTCCTAGCATTATTACTCAAGGGCAGTTTAATGCACTTGCCAGCTTTGCATTTAATGCTGGACTAAGTGCGCTGCAAAAATCATCAATCCGCACAAAGCACAATAGAGGCGATTTTGATGCCGCTGCCGATGCGTTTTTACTTTATCGCATGGCAAGCGGCGTGATTCAAAAAGGATTGGTTATACGACGGAATGATGAACGGACAATGTACTTGTCGGGATAAACTTCATTTTTTGCCGTTCCCTATAATTTCTTGTCCGCACTGCGCTACTAATTCGGCGTTTGGCTTTGTCTTTTCCTTCGCCAAACTTATACACAGCGGTTACATCACGATCACGCGAATCAGGTTCCCAACCACAAATGTGAACAATCTTTTCCTGTTTAAACATTCGCATCAATCGGCCCACAGTAACAAAATGCAAGCCGGTTTCTGCTGCTAGATCATGCACTGTTGCGGGTTGATCAATCAAATATTTAATAAGTTTTGCATAACAAAGTCTATTTATTCCTGCCATTTTTTATCCTCTTTTCCGCGCATACTTTGCAAATCCAGCGACGCGCCATTTTATTTTCGTTAAGTTTCCAAAATCCACCGGCAGAAACCCGGCTTTGCTCGCAATTTGTACACCAGCGCGGCCCGTTTGGACTTTCTATTGCTGGTTCAAGATTTGACAAATACGCCATTGGGTAACAATTCGCCTTTCCGATCTTTGATTTCATCATATGCAGACTGTAAGCAATCAACTAACGATATGTCACGCAAAGCACAATAAATAATTAACGTCACCAACACATCGCCAACGCCATCAATTATGCCCGGCAAATCGCCTTTAATTTCAGCATCTAACAATTCGCCATATTCGCTGCCGGTTTTCATAAGTTGAACATAAGGTTTTGCATTTGGGATAATGCGTCTTGCTTCCGCCCATCGAATTACATCAATTTCTAATTTATTAAATGCCATTGTTTTTCCTTTCCATTGCATCTTTTTTTGCGCGATGAGCAATCCTAAATTCCCATAATCCTGACATTTCTGGATAACGCAAATCAAACAACCGGCTTAAATATGGCGTTATGTCATTATTAAGTTTCCAATTGCTGCCGTTTTCATATAGGTTTGAATGATGGCGCAATACATAAATAATTGTTTGGCTTGAATAATGTTTAAATCCTTTTTTATAAACTTTTGTTGCTTCAACACAAAACGCATTCCAAATATGCAAATTAATTGGCAACCATTCAACAAATTTATCCGAAAATTCATCGCGGTTTTGGTCTATTAAATCATTCAATATTATAAGTTCGTTCATTGTAATTTTGCCTCTCCGCGTCGGTTTGCATTATAAGTTCTCCATGCTTCAATTGTGGCCTCTGCTGCTGCGCGGCCCCATTCGTTTAGCACATCTTGCCGGATTGCTTCGCGCATGGCCTCAAGGTGCGCTATGTAGTCTGTTGTGCGATATGCTTCGCGTTCTTGCGCTGCTACTGGCTTGTTTAGATGTTCTTGCATACCATTGGATTTGACCGTCTTACGGTATTCGGTCATATAGATTCGATTGGCTTTTGCGATTGCGGCTTTGGGCGCATTGGTTCGCAAATAATCTAATGCTTTTTGTACATCGTCATCTGTCACAATCATATATCCTCACATTGAAATTGGGCTACTAGCATTAGCGTTCGCCCGGTTATCAATAACAATTTGTTGAACAATTCCCACCATAACAGCACGTTGTACAGGTTACATATCGGCCTTGATAGGTGTAACTGCTAGTGGTACAGGTTGCGTAGACTGTTGATGCTGTTGCTACTAACCATAACGCAATTAAATATTTCATAATGGCCCCTATATCAAAAAGGAATTTCGTCGGAATCCAACTCATGCACTTTTGCCGATGGCTTAGTTACATTTGTTTGTTTTGCTTCGCTGCTGCCCAACATTTTAAAACTGTCGCACAAAATATCAGTTGCTTGACGTTCTGCGCCTTGCTGATCTTTATATTTACGGGTTCTAATTTTTCCTTCAACGTAAATTTTGCTGCCCTTTTTTAGATACTGAGCAGCAATTTCTGCTGGCTTACCAAAGATAGAAATTCGATGCCATTCCGTTTGTTCTTTTTTCTCTCCGCTGGCTTTGTCTACCCATTGCTCAGACGTTGCCAGCGACAAGTTGACAACCGCATCGCCCTTGGCAGTATATTTAATTTCAGGGTCTTGACCAATGTTGCCGATTAAAATTACTTTATTTATTGATGACATATTTTCCTCAGTTTAAAAACCATCGCACAATTTTGATTGCTACACCAACCCACAGACCAAATGCAATTGCAGTACCAACACAAACCAGCAAACTACCTACAACAACAGCAATGCCTTGCACAAATGGGTTGTCCATTATTTTTCCTTTGTCAGTTGAAGTTTACGTTCATCTTTTTTATCGACAAAAACATTCAGTGAATCTTGGTCGTCAATATCTTTTGCTTGCCGATAAGCCAATCCAAAAGCAACGGTTAATTCATCAATACTGCTTGCTTTATCAATTTCTTGGCAATAATGTTTGTATTTCACATCGGATAAACGGCTTGGCGTTTTTTGTTTGCTTGCTTCGTTACCGTCATCATCTTCCGGCGCAATGCCACAAGCTGCCATCAGCGATCCGCGACGCGCATACGTCAAACACGACATATAATTTTGGGCATCTTGTTTCATAACCGGAAAATGCAACTTGCCGCAATGCAAGCGTTCGCCCGATTCGTGGATCAAAATTGTTTCAACAATAATACCGGGCATTTGTTTTTCATCTACCGGGAAAACTTGCTGCATCAACGCAATCCCATTGGCATTGAGCGCAGACATTACCGCCTCAACGCACGCATCAAGGGCAGCGTATTTGTTTTTGAAATGTGAGTTGGTGCTGGTTTTTAATGCTGGCGCAAATTCAGATTGTGCCTTGACAAAAGCGGCAGAAATTTTAGTAATATTGTTTTCCATATTGTATTTTCCTGATACGTTGAAAGTAGAATTTCCTGCATAAATGTTTCTTCATACGATGGCTTTTGTTTGGCGTAAACCATGTATGCGCTGCCAATTCTAATTGGCGGTTCATCTATAAATTTACCATCTCTTAACATATTGTCTCCAATGATCCTGTAATTAAAAAGCCAATTATAAGCAATGCGGCGATCATTTTAGGATGACGGGCCAACCAATCATCAGTTGCGAGTAATTTTTTCATAATTGTTCTACCACAAATAATTCGCCTAAAACATTTGCAGGATCGTACACAGACCAAATGCCAAAGTTGTGGCTGCCTTTAAAATCCCAAATGCCGCATTCATAACCGTTAACCGTAAATCCCCATGAATGTTCGACTTTGAGTTTGTCATCTAAAACATTGGGCGGGAAACCAAGAATCTTTGTAATTTGTTCAAGGCTATATCTGACAAGTGTGCCAGTGCGGTACTGACCAGCTAAATTTGTTTGTTCAATTTTCATTTGTTGCCTCACTTTGAAATTCCCTGCTTTCGCAGGGTTTGGGTTTTATTTTGATGTTCTTGCATTTACTTCTGCTTGTTTACTGTTTTTGCATTTTTCGCATTTTTGATTTTCTGGCTCCAAATTAAATTCAACCCAATTTACGGACATTGGTGTACGCAAAATATTTCGACCACAAGCTGTTTTTGATGCCATTCCTGCGGGGCCTTTGTTTAAGTGCATTTGATGGGTCATTGTATTTTCTCGCTTTGAAATCCGCTGCAAGTTGCTGCGGTATGTAAGAATAATAAAGTGGAATTGAGCAACGCGCAACAACTATTTTTGAGCAAAATACAAAATTCTTTTCTTGAAATTTTAAAATTTATCGGCTATATTTGTAATTCCATCAACCTTTTGTTGCTTAAATTATATGAGATTACCTAGAAAAGACACGAGATCGTTTGCATTTTTGCGGGCAATATTTGAGGGCGCACAAACCGCAGAGGAAATCAGCGCAGCGATTGGACGCGAACAAGGCATGAGAAATCGTATTAACGAGAACGTCAAAAATGCGCTTGACCAAGGTTACATTGTGCAAAACGGCAACAAGTATGCATTGACCGATGACATTGAATCGTATGTTGCTGAAGTGATGGAAACCGTACCTGATGCGCCCAAAGAAAATCTAGTGCCAGCAAGGGTGCATAGTTTTTACACAACAGAATTGCGAAATTATCACAAAAAATTATTTGAAGGCAAACGCGGTTATTAAAAAGGAAATATATGGACTTGAATCAATATCTTGAAAAGCATGGATCGGCAGCAAAACTGTCTGATGCAACCGGCATTTCAACGCCTGAAATTTCGCGTTTAAAAGCTGGCAAAAAAAAGGTGAGTTTTTACAATGCGGCGCTGATTGAGTTTGGCACAGGCGGCGCGATCAAGATGGAATCGCTGCTAGATGATCAGAAGCAACGCACAGTCGCGGGTTTTATCCGATCCAATGTATCGTAGCAAGCGCCTTTTAAACGCTGCCAGAGGGCGCGATTGTACGCTTGCAATACCTACAGTTTGCAATCGCAATCCTGAAACCGTAGTTGCGGCGCATTCCAATTGGTCAGAACATGGAAAAGGCATGGGCATCAAAGCGCACGATTGCTTTATTGCGTTTGCTTGTTCAAGTTGTCATGCGGAAATAGATCAGGGATTTCGATTGACTAAAGATGAAAAAATGTGGGTTTGGCGCAAAGGATTTGAGGCAACCATGTTGCAGCTTTTTTTAGACGGAACCGTTGGTGTGAAGTAGTATAATTAGGAAACGGCTAGGGTAGCTCCCGAAAAGACGATTCGTTACCGTCCTGCCGTTTGTTTTATTCAGTAGCGATTACCCAAAAACGTGAGGGGCATTATGAACAATCGTTCACAATATTTACAGAAATTACGCGATCCAAAATGGCAAAAAAAGCGACTTGATGTTATGTCACATCATGATTTTTGTTGCGAAATTTGCGGTGATTCTGAATCAACATTGCACGTTCATCATAAGCAATATTTAAAAAATTACGAACCTTGGGAATATGACGTTAAACAATTGTCATGTGTTTGTGAAAATTGCCACAAAAACACGCATGATCTTTCAGATGAATTAAGTTTTTGTTGTTCTTTTTTGCCATTAGATGGGCCAAATAATCGCAGCGAAATTGCAGCGATAATTGCGGGAATTTTGGGCGTAGCTCCAGCAAGGGAATTAAATTCTTACGAAAAAATTTTGTATGAAATAGGAAATTTTATTTACAACCCGGACAAAAAAAATGTTTTAAAAAATTTGAAGGGGAATAAAAATGGCAAGAATTAGAACAATAAAGCCAGAATTTCCGCAAAGTGAAAGCATGGGATCGGTAAGCAGGGATTCCAGATTGTTATTTATTATGCTTTTTACATTAGCGGATGACGAAGGTAGACTTCGCGGAAATTCTCGAATGCTCGCGAGTTTGTTATTTCCTTATGATGTTGATGCTCCAAAATTGATTAACAAATGGATTGATGAATTGATTAAGCAAAGTTGCATAATCCGTTATCAAATTGCAGATGCAACTTATATACAAATTTGTAAGTGGTTGAATCATCAGAAGATTGACAAACCAAGTAAATCAAAAATACCCGCGCCAGATGGTCATTCGATAGAGGTCGCGAGCATTCGCGAGGATTCGCTGTTGGATCAAGGAAAGGATCAAGGAAAGGATCAGGATCAAGGATCAGGGATCGAAGGAAATGTATCTGCATTCGAGTTTGAAAAATTTTGGAACGTGTACGATAAAAAAATTGAAATCGCTGCTGCTGAGAAAGCATGGAAAAAATTATCGATTGATGAAAATTTATTTTCTTTAATTATTAATTCAGCAAAAAAGTATGTTTTGGCAACACCAGATAAAACTTTTAGAAAAAATCCTGCAACTTGGCTTAATAGCAAATGTTGGAATGATGAAATTATAGTTCGCGCAAATCAAAATTACGAAAGCGCAAAAGACAAAAGCCGACGCGAGTTTGCACAAGCCATAATGGGAAAGGTACAAAATGAGCAATCAATTATCGACATCAATTAAACCTTTGCCCGATACATGGATTGATGCATTGTTTACAAAGATGCTTGGAATGTACGGCAACAAGTTTTCCGATATGTGGCGCGATACTGACATTCGGGTTTTGAAATTGGTCTGGGCAAACGAATTGGGGAAATTGAATCGGGATCAACTTGCCGCGGGTGCAAACGCTTTGTACGGGTTGGATTGGCCTCCATCGTTGCCGCAATTTATTCGGCTATGCAAGCCAACAATCAATTTCCAAGCTGCTTATTACGAGGCCCTAAATGGCGTGTATGCGCGGAAAAAAGGCGAAATTGGCACATGGTCTAATCCGGCGATTTATTGGGCGATGGTCAAGGTTGGTGCGTTTGACATTGAAAACTTGACGTATCAGCAAATTTCCGGCAGATGGGAAAACGCGCTACAAGGCGAATTAGACAAGGGGACATGGTTAGATATACCGAAGCCAGCGATCGCCTTACCAGCGCCCGATACGCAAGCGACAAAGGCATTTGCAGATCAGTATCTAGCAGGAACCAAGGTAATGAAAAAAGAGGATAGCAAAGTTGACCACAAATTGTGGGCGAAACTTATTTTAAAACGCATTGCTGCAAACGATAAAACAGTGACGCATATACAAAAGCAATTTGCACAAGAGGCGATGAAATGACAGAAAAAGAAATGATGAAATTAGCGGATCAAGCAAATCTGCCGATGTGTCATTTATCACATCCAAAAGCGTTAAAGCGATTTGCAAAGTTAATTAAAGAATATGAAACAGAAAAAATTAAATTGATGGTTGAACATTATTTTGATTACGCGCCATCAAAACAATTCCAAGTTGCTTACGGGAATATTGTGGACGCAATCAATAATGGTGAACATGATGAATAAAGACAAAGCATTAATTATGGCTTTGAAATTTTTAAAAACATATTGTGAGCATGAAGGATATATTCCACAAACTGACAATTGTGGTGATCCAAAGTGTTACGAATGCAAGCATGAAAAAGACTTGCACAAAACAATCAAAGCAATTGAAAAGGTACTGGCGGCCTAGCATCAGGCCGTTTTCCCTTCGTGATGCTGAATCGCTAGACCAATAAACGATTTAGCAAATTTATTTTATAGGAAAAAAATGATAATTGATTTTGTTATTTTTGCATTTGCTTGTTTAGGTATGGGAACCGCAGCAACTTGCATTGTGTTTTATGTAATGCGTGCTTTTGAATGATTAACTGCATTAAATGCAATGACATACAGATTAAAGAATACCCATCACACGCAAAAATTGGATACGGGCGATGCCAACGTGAAGAACACGCAACATTTTATTCATTGCAAATTATGCACGATTGCGTTAAATTTAATGCAGCGCCTGATGACATTATAGAAAAAAGGATTGCATGGCATGAAAATCGCAAGGGTTGATGACAATCAAAAAGCAATCACAAAGTTTTTGCGCGATAAAGGTGTAACGGTGACATTAACCAGCGTAATGGGGCGCGGTTTTCCCGATATGATTTGCGGGTATAAGGGCCTGAATATATTGTTGGAAATTAAAGATGGTGGCAAGCCATTGTCGGCGCAGGTACTTACACCAGACCAACGAATATGGCATCATGCGTGGCATGGGCAGGTAGCAGTAGTAAACACGCCAGAATCGGCTTGGCTTGAAATCTTACGATGTAGAAAGGAATAATATGGAATTCAAACCGTCAATTACATTGTACGAAAGAAATGAACCATTTGAATTGCAATTGGCGCGTGGATTAATTGACGGTCATAAAACTTTGTTTAAATTTGGAAATAATCCAGATACTAATGGCACTTTAGAAACTGTTTGGTCGCACAGTACGTTATATGTATATCCAACGGCTGCAACGGTAATGAAAGTGTCAAGCACAAGCGCAAACGACAATATTGCTGGCACAGGCGCACATACAGTTTTAGTGGCTGGATTAGATGCGGATTATAATGAAGTTAGCGAAATTGTTACATTAACAGGACAAACACCAGTATTAACAACAACGGTATTTTTGCGTGTTTTCAGGGCATATGTAGTAACAGCAGGTGTTAACAATACTGCTGCCGGAACAATTTATATTGGCGATGGTGTTGTAACCGCTGGCGTACCGGCATCTGTTTATGCGGAAATTCCGCTTGGTGAAAATCAAACTTTGATGGCAATGTGGACAGTGCCAGCGGGATATACGTTTTATATGTATCGCGGATCGTTTAGCGCGGCATCAAACAACGCAGCACAATATGTACTGGGTAAATTTATGGTTAGGCCGTTGGGCGGCGTATTTCGCAATGCCGCTGATGTAACTGCAAACAGCAATGTTATCCAATATGATTTTGAAATACCGTTGGCAATTCCTGAAAAGGCAGATATTGAGGCGCGAGTAATTGCGTTGGCTGGCACAAATTTTTATATAACGGCTTCATTTGAGGGTGTTTACATTTTAAACACATAAAAAGGATTTATTATGGTTACGTTTTCAGTAAAGAACAATGTTGCAACAATGGAAGATGACAAAGGCGACGAAACGCTTGCTGAATTGGTAATAGATTTACTGCATAGCGCAACGGTTACGCACATCATGCATTGGCAAACAACCAGTTATGCCGCACACATTGCGCTTGGCGAATACTACGATCAGATCGTTGATGTGGTTGACGCGGTAGTAGAGGCGTATCAAGGAAAAACAAAAATCATTTTGGCAAATTATCCAATTGAAATGGATAAATCCGAAGGAATGGAACCGCTTGCATACCTTGAATATTTGAGCGCCGAATTAACAGAGGGCCGAGCATTGTTTGGAACAGATAGCGAAATACAAAACCTTGTTGATGGAATTGCTGATCTGATTGACAGCACAATGTACAAATTGCGTAGGTTTAAATAAAGGAAACATCATGAGCGAATTAGATAAAGCAGTTGAGCATTTGACAACAACGTTTCAATCATTGGGTCAGATTGCAGCGGGATACATGAACCTTGATCCGCAAGAAGTAGCAGATCAATTAAAGACGACATCGCCCGATACTGCTGAATATATTGCATTGACTGAATTACAATCATTGATTGGTTTGCCGAAAGCCAACGTTGCCGACAGTTCCAGCAAGTAGTAAGTGCCGCGAGTTACAGTGTCAAAACCCAAAGACGCAAAGATCGGCGTTTTGCAGCAGTCACGGGGGCGCACAGACGGAACAAGGCAAAGCCAACAGCAAGCTATATGCACAGGCGGCGTGGCAGAAGATCAGGGCCCGACAGTTAAGCAGGGAACCGCTATGCGCCAAGTGTTTGGTGGATGGGATAGTAAGGGCAGCGGAACACGTTGACCACGTTTTCCCACATAGACGCGATCCAAGGGCGTTCAAGGTCAATCTATTCCAATCATTATGTGCATCGTGCCACACGCTAAAGACGCAAGACGAAAACAGAGGCGTGTACAAACACTACACAGCGCGAGGTATTATTGAGTACACAGGCGACGATTACATACGCATATGCGGCGCAGGTTATAGCTAAAACCTATAAACATATCAACTATGCATGATGCAATAATAATAATTGTGGATAACTATGTGGACAACCTGTGAATAACTTGTGGATAACTAGGTATTTTGAGCGAATAACTTAAATATTGTGGATAAGTACAAGAGCAAGCGCGGGGCCAATTTGCTGCAAATAGATTTGGACTATAGAGTAGTATAAAACACAACATTTATTATAGGAAAAAGTTATGGGCAAATCAAAATTGCCGGTTGAAGTTCATGCGGTGCATGGCTCAAAGGGCCAGAACGTCGG